ACAGTTGACGTAGCGCGGTATGGTTCGGACAACACGGTTATAGGGGTTTGGGACGGATGGCGGGTTAAATTTCATGTTTACCACGGCAAAAGCATTCCCGAAGTGGCAGACCTGGTTAAAATACACCAGCAAATAAACGCGGTGCCAAATAGTAACACGATAGTTGACGACGACGGCGTTGGTGGTGGCGTGGTGGATATTTTGAAGTGCAAAGGGTTTGTGAATAACAGCAGAGCATTACCAAATCCGGTGGCGCCGCTAAGGGACAACAACGGCAATTCCCTTCCCGATAACTACGCAAACCTAAAAAGCCAGTGTTACTACGGATTAGCCGAAGCCGTTAATGATGGATTAGTTTTTATCGAATGTGAAGACGTAGGCCACCGGGCGCAGATCATACAGGAAATGGAGCAGGTGAAAATGTGGAATATGGATAAAGACGGTAAAAAGCAGATTATACCGAAGGAAAAGGTAAAAGAAGCGATTGGCCGTAGTCCAGATTTTAGCGATACAATGGCAATGCGTAAATGGTTTGAGTTGACACCTAAATTTGTAGCCTCATTTTAATATATGTTCGGATTCATTTCTAAAAAGCAACACGACAGGCAGTTAAAAGCGTATTCCGAGCAGGTCACCGGTGAGGTAAAGGCATTGCTTCGGCAAGTGGGTAAGTTCGATTTTGGCTACAATACAATCGTGTGGAACGGCGGAGACGACAACAAAAGAATAACAGATGGTTACCAGGCAAACCACCTGGTTTATTCCATACTGAATAAGATTTTACCGCATATCCTCCGGCCTGATTGGGCGGTTTACGTGGTAAAGGATGAAAAACAGCACAAGGATTTCCAGAGGTATAAGAAATCCATAAAGTTCTTTGAAGGCAAAGAGTTCCGGGAATTCATTGAGCGCAAAGAGGCCGCTTTTGAACGGGTCCAGAACGACACCTGGGATAAGCTGTTTTTATACCCGAATGATTCGCAGATGTGGGACGAACTCACGGCTGACGAATTTATTTTCCGGGCTATAACGGGCAATGCGCTAACAGGGTCTATCCTGGCTGACGGCGGGCTTAATAACGGCAAGCCGTTGCAGTTGTTCACCGTGCCAGCCAATTTAACAACGTTATACACCGATGGTAAGTTTCCGAGTACAGCAGTTAAATACGTGTTGCAGAAAGGTGAGCAGATCGAGTACGGAAGCGATCGCGTGGTGCATTTCAGATACGCCTCAATGGATTACACCACAAACGGTTCAGAGCTTTGGGGTCAGTCTCCGTTACAAGCCGCTGCCAATTTGTTAACCGAGAGCAACGAAAGCAGCAAGGCCAACGTAAGCGCTTTCCAGAACAGGGGCGCAAAGAAAGCCGTGTTTATTGACGAGCCAAATATCAGTTATGACGAAAGGGTTGCGGCTAAGGATAAAATGAAGGAGACCTGGAACAACGAGTGGCAGAACAAAGACAACTATAACGCGGCGCAGTTTTCCAGTGTGAAGCTGGGCGGTATAGATGTTGGGTTGTCTCCCGTCGATCTCGATATAATAAGGGCGAAGGAATACCACAGAAACGATATGTGTGCGGTTTGGGACTTCCCGCCGCCTTTGCTCAGCCCCGATGCCGCTACATATAACAACTATAAAACAGCGGTAAAGGCGTTGTTACAGGGACCGGTTTTGTCATTCCTTATAGCCAAACGGGAAGCGTACAACAGAAAGAACCAGGTGTATTGGAAAGGTGATAAACGGGAGTTTATTGATTTCGATGTGAGCTGTTTTACCGAGTTGGCTGAAGAAGCCACGGAAAGCATGAAGCGGTTGAACATGCGGCCGGCAATGCTCCGGGAATACTACGAAAACAGTAAAGACCCGGTGCCGGAAGGAGTTACAGAGGAGCAGTTGAATATGTGGGTTATTCCTAATAGTTTAACGCTGACCGACGACCCCGCGAGTATAGGGGCGGGGCTGGATTTATCAATAGGTAACGCATGACGATTAAGCAATTCTCCGAAGCCGTCACGCTTCCACACGATTTTGAGGATCCCGGCTGCTTTCAGGAGCAACTAAAGCGTAAAGCGGTACGGGCCAGGGTGGAAAAAGGAATAGAGGCCGCGATAAGAGAGGCATACGGGCATTATCAGTTGAAAGACGTCGAAGGCGACATAAAAAAAGTAAAATGACCCGCAAAGAGAAAATAGCGTGGGCGCGGAAGTTCGCCAGGTTGAACGCCGCTATTGAAAGAAAGTGGGCGCCGGTTATCAACCACGCCTTAGACATAGAAATAGAAAAGTTCTTAATTTATTATAAAGACCGTGGTGGTAATTTGTTCACACCGGCAGAGGTAGAAACCTACTTTAGCGGTCACGGGGTTTTACTGGCTGCGCTGGCCGTACACATTCATTCCGGATTATTACTGGCAAATGCGTGGTACAAAAAGCTGAAGCCGGTTAAGTTCAGCGACCCCACGGGTAACAATTCTGAGTGGGTTGCGGACATCCTGGACAACTTCAAACGGCAGAACCTGGATAAGGTAAAGCGTATTGCGGAAAGCACCCGGCGGAAGATAAACGAAACCCTGGGTATTTCTGTTCTCAATGGTTGGAGCAGTGAAAAGACCGCCGATGAAATAAGGAAGCGCACCAGGTTAAGCCAGAAACGGGCCAGGGCTATAGCCAGAACCGAGGGCATAAGCGGCAGCAACTACGGCTCCCGCATAGGCGCTAAGAAAACCGGTTTAAAGCTGGAAAAGGAATGGTTGAGCCACATCGACAACAGAACCAGGGGGGCACGTGCCGGGGACAAAACGGACCACGTCAAAATGGATGCGCAGGTAGCCGAAATGGACGGCTTTTATCAGTTGAAGGGGCCGCGTGGCGTTGAGTTCGCTTCTTACCCAGGCGATCCGGTGTTATCAGCGGCCAACCGGGTAAACTGCAGGTGTACCGAGGTGTACAACCCAGTAGAAGGGCCGCCGGAGGTGATACAAAGCCAGCAGCGAGAGGCCAAAGAGGTAATGAGCGAAATACTGGGCGAATTGGGTCAACCCGACGTAATCGCCTTTATTGAAGAAAATCAGGTCGTTTATAAAGAGGTTACTGATGTAATGAAAGAACTAGGGTTTGATTTCGGGGAATTATTTTAAACTATTTATATGGAGACTAAGAGTTTATCGTTTGAGTTGAAGGACATAGACAAGCCAAAGCGCAGGATTATTAACCGGTATGCAGTGTTTGATAACAAAGACCGAGACGGCGACATAAGCCGCAAGGGCATGACTACCAAAACAACTACTGAAAACTTTGCTGAAATACGTTTTTTCCTTAATCACAATAAAGAGCAGGCACCGGGCCGACCCGAAAAGATGTGGGAACAGCCGGACGGCGCTTATGCGGATAGTTTCTGCGGAACGCATACACTCGGTAACGATGTTTTAATAATGGCCGACGAGGGTATTATTAAAGGTGCTTCTTTTGGTTACGAGGTAAAGAAGTCCAACAAATTAGCCGACGGAACCCGTGAACTGAAGGAGTTGCAGATATGGGAATATAGCCTTTTAACGCATTGGGGCGCTAATCCTTTGGCCGGGCCTACGGCTGTAACCAAGAGTTTCAGCCCCGACGCACTGACCAAGGCAATGAGCATACAGGAGCAAGATGTTATTTTGCAGGTTACCCACATGGACAACCAAAGCATTCAAAAACTGGTTGAACTGTGGCTTTCACTTGATACCAGTTCTGACTTTTATTCGTGGATGGGTTGGCACATTGGCCGCCGAATTGAAATGACGCAGACCCTGCGAAGTGAGTTAAAATTTAACCCGGCAGAAACCACAATCCTGAAGGAACATATCCAAACAATGGAAAAGTTTACCAGGAACACAAAAGCAAGTGACGACTGCATTAAACAGGTGCAGCAGGAAATAAAGAACGCGAAACTATTTCTTTTAGACCTCGATACCGCGTCCACTCCATTAGCTACGGAGCCGGGCGCCAGCGAACTAAAGGAATGGGCCAGCGCGTTTGAAGAATTTCGTAACAATTTAAAACTTAATTAACGTGGATAAAAAAGAACTATTGCAGGAACTTGAAATGTTAAAGAAAGACCTGCAAACCGCAAACCAGGCAGAGGTAACGGCCTTAAAAACAAAGATTGCCGAAATGGAAACAAAGCTGAAAGCGTTTGAACCCGATGAAAAAGGCGAAGGCGGCATAACCGCCGAACTCAAAGCGATCAGGGACAGCATCAAAGTTGTTTCCGATCAGGCCGATAAAATCCAGACCGAGCAGAAAAAGGCGGTTATTACTGCCGAAAAGGGTTCCTGGAACGAAATCCTTGTGAAAACCTGCGAAGACAACAAAGATGCCATTGAAAAATACAGCCGTGGCGAAACCAAAAGCCTGAAACTGGAAGTAAAGGCCGTTGCAGATGTAAGCACAGCCAACGTAGCCGGTAACGGTGTATATGGTGTGCAATACCTTCCCGGTATTAAGATGGACCCGTTTCAGATCGGTCACGTTCGCAGCTTTTTGAACGTTATGCCCGGCGATCCCGCAGCAACGCAGGTTTTCTTCATGAAGCAAAACGGCGAAGGCGAAGGAGCGATTGCAGCAACAGCCGAAAAGAAAGCCGCATCCGCTACCGATGCCGCAACCGGTTTAAAACCGCGCTTCGACCTGGATTGGACAGAGGCAAGCGTAGATTACCAGAACATTGCCGGTATTATGCCCATTTCCAGAAAAGCCATGAAAAGCGTTCCGCAGATCATGCAGTTCATTCAGACAAAAGTACCCGAGCTGTGGTATGATGTAGAAGATGCCGAGGTTCTTTACGGATCAGGCACAGCGCCACACATAAAAGGCATTTTGACCAGCGGCAACTTCACCGCCGGCAGCGGCGCAGGCGCTACGCCTTTGGCTGAAAAGATCATCGCCGATTTATCAACTTTTGAAGATACGTATAAGCGCCGTGCAGATTTTATCGCGGTTCGCCCAGGCGATTACTGGTCTTTCTTCACCAAAGTTGCCAGCGGATCGGGTGAATACAACCTGCCTGCCAACTTTATTTTTGTTGGCGATCAGTTGTATATCAGCGGTATTCCTGTAACCAGGACAACGGCATTAACGGCAAATGATTATATCGTAGGTACTCGTAAGGGTTGCGATATCATGCCACAGGGCGGCCTTATGCTGGAATTCTTTGAACAAAACAGGGACAACGTGGAAACCAACCAATTAACGCTGCGTGTAGAAGGTAGCATTGCATTACCGGTTTACGGTTCCACGTATTTCCTCAAAGGCAGCAGCGCAGCATCTTAATTAATCACCAGTAAAACAATACAGACATGAAAATTTTTATATTTATTTTGACGTTTTGCCTTGCTGGTGTTGCCTCACAGGCGCAACCGGTTAAAGGCACTTTGAAGTGGGCCAGCTACGGCAACAGTTCAGATACCCTGAATAACACCACGGCTGAAACCACAAATCCGGTTGAGGTTGGGCAAAATGGTGCATTTTCCGCAACGGTAACGCTGGTACTTATCAGCGGGACGTCAGGCGGTAAAATTTATTGGGAAGCGGACAACGGGAACGATTTTTTTGTTCCGGTTGACAGCGTGACCATGACCCAGCAGAACTTCAGCAGCAATACGTACAAGTATAGTGCTGCGCCGTTCGCTTACCACCGATTACGGGTTCGCATTGTTCCAACGGGTACGCAATCACAAAGGGTAGTGGGCACGTTCCGAAAACAGAATTAAAACCGACCCGGCTGCTTAACGGTAGCCGGGCTAAACCGTACACTATGAAAATAGTATTTTTAAAGGATCACGTCGGGTTTAAGGCCGGGGACACCAGCGACGATCACCAGCATGCGGCGTATTTGGTGCGCATGGGAGTGGCTGAAGAAGTCGCGGAAAAGAAAGAGCTTAAGCCCAAAAAGGAAAAGAAAGAGCTGGGTAAAAACCCCGGCGCGGACAAATGAGCCGTATAAACGTCATATTAAACCAAATCGTAACCGATGTTTCGGGGTTTACCGAAGTCGTGTCTTTGGATGACATTAAAGACGCCTGTAGGATAAGTTCTGCTAATTCGGCCGAGGACGCCTACCTGAATCAAATCCGGGTAAGCGCCAGGCAAGCCGCAGAGTTTTTCACAGGGCAAGCCTTCGTAAAGAAAACGGTTACGGTGCTGTTAAGGAATGAATGCGGCGGTATATTCCTCCCGCACCAACCCATTGACGTCAGTACGGTAGTGATCACGGTAAACGGCGTAGCAGATACCACCAGCGATAAATACGGGCTTACCACGATAGACGGCCAGGCGCAGTTATTGACTGCGACTTGTGATATCCTAACCGTTACCTATAGTTGCGGATATACCACAGCGGGTATAAATGCGGCGTTTGCCACTGTTCCGATGGGAGTTAATGACGGCATAAAAGCAGAGGCCGCTTACCGCTGGGCAAACAGGGCTACGCAGGTGTTTACGCCGGGATCCCTGTGTATTGAGGCCCGGAATTACTTAACCCCGTATTGCACCCGGTCTTTATTCTGATGGCAAGCACTACGACCATAGCGACCCGCGACACGCAGTTGACCTTTAAACGGGCAGCGGCCAATGTAGCGAGGTCAGCCACCGGGGAAATAGATTACGTCAGCGACCCCGAGGCGGATCAGGGCGTAACGGTTTATGCACATGTGAAAACATTATCAGGCGGCCAAAGGGAATACCGTGGATTACAGGCGTTAAATAACCCCGTGGAGATCGTGGTTTTAACGGACGATTTGCCGTTGATTAACGGCCAATATGTTATCGTCAACGGAAGTAAAACATATAAACCGGTAAGCACCCGGGAACTAGATTCCAGGCTGAGGCAAACCGAGATCACCGCTGAACTCCTGGTGTTATGATGCGGGCCAACGTAAAGGGGTTCGATGAACTCAGCCGGAAGCTGAAGAAGATAAACGAAACCGCGCCGGCACTAGTTGGCAACGTGATCAAAAAAGGTGGTTTGCGTATCGTTGCCAAGGCCAAAAGGAACGCAGTAGTCGACACCGGCGGCTTGAGGTCTTCGATCTTCTTTGAACAGCTGGACGCCTTGAGTATTCACATCGTGGTAAACGCTGCGCATGCGCCATACATAGAATTCGGAACCGGTAAATACGTTAGCGTCCCCGCTGAGTTGCAGAATTACGCGGCGGGGTTCAAAGGAAAGAAAGGCGGCAGTTTTGAGGAAATGGTTAAACATATACTGGCATGGATGAAGCGGAAAGGGATTAAACCAATTGAGGAGCAACAGTACGACCCCGAAAGCGGATATGTACGGACGCCATGGAAGAAGAAAAAGAGCCAGAAAGAAAGCCAGTTAAAGGGTTTGGCTTATGTGATCGCGGCGAAGTTGTTACGGGAAGGCATTAAGCCTAAACCGTTCTTTTACCCCGCGTTCTTCCAAGAAAGGCCTAAGATATTAGCGGAAGTCGAACAGGTGATAAAAAAACTATTGGCGTGAAAGATTGGAAAACACCACTTTTCAGGGCTTACTACCAGCTTTTAAACGGGCTGCCGGTTGAGGTTATACAAGCCAGTGGA